TAGTATTTCCTATCTTATATATTATTTATCCTTATCAATGCCTTTTAGGCGTTCTAGTAGGCTGTTCCTATCAGTTACAACAAAGCCTTCACCATTAACTACATCGCCTGTATCTAAGGTATCTTTATCTTGTTTTTCTTTTTTAAGTTGTAATTCAACCATTTTCAACTTATTATTAAGTTTTGCTACTTTAGCATCTAATCCTGTCTTAAGCATTCCGCCTGCTACTTCAAATACACGACCACTATAGCGTGATTCAACATTCATGCCAAGATCCATTAAGTCCTCATATGCTGTTAATGCACGATCTGCAATATCATTTAATTCAGTATCTGCTTTTTCACCTAAGCCTTTTACGGCAGGCAATGCACTAGCAATTTTATCAAACTCTGCTATATCACGGAATGTTTCTTGTTGTTCAACAACCGCTGTCTTTGCCTTTTGCTTTTTTGCATCATCAATAATTTCTTTTGAATCTGGCAAATTTAATAAGTCTTCTAATTTTTTAGTCATTGGATCTTTCCATTATATGCTACTATTATTTATCGTCTTTTGCCACTGTGGAAAATATCCTTTTCAGAGATTATTCTAAAACGTATACCTTTACCTTTACACCACTTACTAGCAGCTTCCCATTTTGCTTGATTAACTATCCAAGCAGCTTGGTTATGACGACTACGACCTAATTTTTCAAATACAGTTTGATTTTCGGGTTTAACTTCTATTAGTTCAACTTGTTGTCCACCTTTTCTACCAGTATACACTATAAAAAAGTCTGGAACATATATTGTGTGTTTACCTGTTAGTGGATTTCTATAAGGAATTTTAATGGCTTCACTAGCCCATTTTTCAACACTTGAATGCTCATCGCAGAATTTCATAAAAGCAAATTCCCAACTACTTCTATAAGTAGGAGTTTTGTTTCCTACATACTTCTCTGGATATTTTGGAGTAAACTTGCCTTGTGCAAAACGGCCCATAATGTTACTCTACAATGTTTCTTCGTTCTAACTTTTCCGAAACTGACGTTGATCTGAAACCAAGTGTACTTACTTTGTTTCGGTCATAGTTTAATATTTCAGCAACTATTTCGCTTAATTGAATTTTTGTTAATCCTTTAAGTGTGTCAATTATTTCAAATACATTAACATTATCAATTTTGGCTTGTTGTAATATAACTGTTGCTGTACTTCTAGCCGCTAGTTTTTCAAAACCTTTATTTTCAAAAAACCCAATAACAGCATCGACTTGATTGCTAGGATATGATATTGCTTCTGTAAAATATTGGTCAAAGAACTTTTTAGTTCCGTCTGCAGAGTCATTTGATTGTACTGGTATGTTACTAGACATTAGATATTATTCCTTGTGATTCTCTATAAGAAGATACTATTTTATTACTAACAGAAAGAACCTTAGGATCTCCCTCAGCAATTTTTTCGTCAACTTCTTCTTTGATTGCATTTTTCTCTTGAACTGTTAATGTTTCGTAAACACTTAGTCCAACTGCATTACCCACTGAAAGCCCTGCTACTGTTGATGCTACTACTCCGGTAGCAACTAATTGTTTTGCTACAGCATCTTTTAAGATTGGTGTGTCCTCTAATTCATTTTGTATTTCTACATTAGATAACTGTTTATTTTCTTTAGATGTTACTAACGGTATTGCTTCTGTAGCGTTATTCTGTCCTGTTCCACCACTCTTTGGAAAACTAGAATTTGCTAATCCGCTTACATTTGCTCCAGTTGCCGCTGTTAATGATTTACCTAATACACTGTATCCTTCGTTACGTACACCTTCTTTAGTTAATTTTTTAGCATTTTTAATTGTATTTGTTGCTTTGATTAATGTTCCTAATCCAACATTACCGCTACTAAGATCACTAAACACACTTGCGCCACCTGCTAATACTCCGCCTGCGCCAAGTAGACTAGCAGCTCCGCCGCCTGCAATACTAATTGGACTTGGAGATGTATCATAATGTTCTGTACCAAATCCTACAGGAGCATTACCTTCTTCAACAGCACCTGTACTATAGAATACTGATTCATATAATATTTGCATTGTATTTTGTGAAGTTTCGCCACCTGCGGACTGATCCATTGTATCATGTTGGAAACTACTAATAATAGGATTAACTAATGTATATGTTACATATTGATGTCTAGCCATTTGGCTTATTTGAATACTATTAAAGAACGGTGCATACGAATTATTATCAAATCCGTATCTAAATGCATTTAGTGCTTTGCCTTCATATGTGTTATGTGGCATAAACCCTGTTGATGTTTGATTAGGTTTACCTGCAGCATCTAAACTTCCTAAGTTGCCGTCTACAAAATAATATCTATAATACGATTCCCAAAGGTATGTTGTAAGACCCATATTGTCATCGTGAAATGTAATGTTAATAGGATCATAGTCTAATCTAACTTGTAAATTTTTCTTACGATTGTATTTGTTTTTAGTTTCTGTTGTAACATTATACTTTGGTAAGTCTGCTGTTTTGACTAGCATGTTAACTTCTAAGCCATGCTTTTTATCAAAGTTAGGACGAACCTTTTTAATTACTTCTTCATTTAAATTAAATGAAACATGATACAGAAACTTAGTTTTAGGTGCTAACCTAAAGTTATCATCTGTGTATAGTCGAGAAGCATGACGGTAGTCCGCCATGTCACCTTTAGGGTTTAAAGCCCCACTTACTAAATTATCTAGAAATCCGCCAAACTTGCTCATACTAATATTTATCCAAGTGAATTATATGCGTAGATAAAAAAAAGGGACCTATAAAAGATCCCTTCTTCAAAGATTTTAATTACAATTACTCTTAGCTTACGCCAGTTGTAGATGCAATAGCTGCAACTGATCTGCCAATAGCAGTACCAACACCGCCTCCGCTAGCGCCTTGAGTCTGTATAGCGTTATCGTATTTGATAGCTAGTGAAACTGTAACTGGCTCATTAGCACTGTATGCTAATGTGTTATAGTTTGCACTTTCTAAATAACAACCGTATACTTCAAAAGTTTCTAACACAGTCGGTTCAAAGTTACCGTTACCACCGTCTAGTACTTCGATCCTAGTTACGAACTTATAATCAATTCCGCTTGCAGCACTTGATTGCTCCATAAAGTCGAATTGCTTCTGTAGTTGTTCGCCGACTAATTTTTGAACAGCACCTGTTGCATCGTCTCTTAAGTTCAATGTAATAGCTTCCCAAGTATGTTTACCTGCTAGGTATACTCTTGAGTTGTAAACGTCAATCGTCATAGTTTCGAAGCTAACGTTTGGTCTAGTAACATCAACAACTTGTTTTGTTAACTCTGTAACTTCCCCTGCACTTACACCAAAGTTCTCCAAGCTCACTCTAAAGCGATATTGAAGTTTTGGCATTAACAGTCCTTGGTTGGAAGAACTGTTATCACTTGCTAGTGGAACTGTAATTTTTGATAGTGATGAAATAGCCATTTAATTTGCTCCTGTTATAATATTATTTATCATTTTTACAAGCCTGCTATCTCACCAGTATTTTTCAATCTCAGTGGAATGTATATAAACTCAACTGCTTTAACTGGTTCAATCGCTATATCTAAATAAAGCTCGTTTCTGTCAATTCTGCTAGGTGTATTGTTACTTTCGTCACATACAACTAAGAAGTCATAAAGTCCTCTTGAACCAACTAGCTCTAAACATAAACTTTCAGCTGCTTGTTTGACTTGATCACGTGTGATCTTATCATTTGGCTCAAAGATATATGGTTTAGCAAGTTTGTTAAGTTGACTACGTAAGAATATTACAAGTCTAGCAACGTTAATTCTATCTAAAGAACTTGCACCTCTTGCACGAGTCTTTTGACCAAAGTTAACAAGACCTGCACCTGTAATAAACGTAATTGGGTTAATACTTAAACTATAAAGTGTATCACGTTGTCCTTCGTTCAACGCTACACTTACAAATTCGCCTTCTGCATCAATGTATCCTGTTGCTGAAGCGTTAGTAATACCACCACGTCTTGTACCTGCTGGTGCAAACCAAGGATAACTAACTTGGTCACTTAATGCAAGTGTTCTTAGCATCATATGACTTGGTGGAACAACTACGTTGTTACCTGCGTTATCGCTTGAGAAGCCCCATGGATAAAATACACCTAAGTATTCATCTCTGCTTACTAGTCCTGCATCATTATCTTCAACAGCAAGGTTAACATTTGAACCCCATTCGTTTAAAGATGTTGCGTCGGATTTTAGTTTAGCTGGTGAATCACCAACAATAAATGCTGTTAAGCCTCTATCATTGTTTAGTGAAATCATTTCTCCAATTAGTTCTGGATATCCTGGAGTTGCCATTAAGTTAAACACTCTTGACTCATCATCTCTAATTTCGTCATTACTGTTAACCATTGCTTGCATTGCTTGTACAACAACTTTACGTTGTGCTTTAGCACCAAAGCTACCTGAACCGTCATCTTGGTTAGCTGATTCAGTTACCCAACGGTGTGTGTAGTAAGAACTCATTGACTCATCACCAAAACGTCCATTGTCTAATGATGTATCAACAT